GCAGTTGCCGCTGTTGCAGTTGCCGCTGTTGCAGTTGCCGCTGTTGCAGTCGCCGCTGTTGCAGTCGCCGCTGTTGCAGTTGCCGCTGTTGCAGTCGCCGCTGTTCCAGTTGCCGCTGTTGCAGTCGCCGCTGTTCCAGTTGCCGCTGTTGCGGTTGCCGCTGTTCCAGTTGCCGCTGTTGCAGTCGCCGCTGTTGCAGTCGCCGCTGTTGCAACGTCCAGTGCAAGCCTTTCCCGTGTTCACAATCTCAAGGACTTCAGCCCAAGGGATTTCCCGCACGATTTCCAGCTTGTTCGTTGCACACTTATCCTCGCCCTCTGCAACCGTACCGTGGGCGATCACTTCAGCAACGTGGTTGTTCGGGTCAAAATCATAGTAACGGAAGCAGTCAGCAGCATTTTTGCAGAAGTGCATACCCACATTGCAGACGGACGGGTTTACATCCTCTTCAAACGTGCCGGGGCAGGTGTACTGCTTGCCCTTACACGTCCAATCAGGATTGAAAACCTTATAGCCTTTAATCATCGTCTTAGACCTCTTTCTTTTGTTTTTGATATGCTCAAGCCTTGCGGCTTCTTTCTTGTGATAACGGACTTCCAAGCGTCCGTAATACTTGCCGTTCATGCCGATACCTCAACGGCGGGAATCTGAATCCCGGTGCATTCGGTGAACTTAACAGAGGAAATGAAGTAACTCCAATGTTCCAGCTTCACGGCGTAACCCCACGGGAAAACCCCGTCCTGTAAGCCCCGGCGAACAAACCGGGGGGATTTCTTCATAAGTTTCGCCACAAGTTCAACGGGAAGATTGACAGTTGAATTGTATTGAACAGTTGCAACCGGGTCATACTCTTCAAAGTAGTTATCCTGTACGCCCAGAGAACGGGCAATCTCTTTCCGGCGTTCCTTAGACGGCTCATTTTTGCCGGAAACGTACTGACTGATAGAAGAACGCCCGATCCCGGTTAAGTCCGAAACCTTAGCTTGTGTAAGATCAAGTTCTCCCATCAATCCTTTCAGCTTGCTTGCAAATGACATTTTTAGATCACTCCCATTCCACGCCGATATAATCAAGAATCCGACCCCAGCCGTATTTCTCACCGTTTTCATCGGTACATACGTTCTTCATCCAAAATTCCCACTCGCGGGGATTGTTTTCACGAAGAACATCAAAACGGTGCGGGCGGCTCTCAATGTGAATACCAAAGCCGCACATGGTACAGCCCGTGCGCTGTGCTTTGGTGGTGTACAAGTGCCCGTTCTCGTCCATCGCGATTTCGCCATATTCGGCGGGAACGGGTACGTTCAGATCAAGGGCAAGGTGCAAAATATCTTGTCGGCTGAAAATTGCAAACGGTGCGGAACGGGTGGTAGTCTTACCGTAGTAATTGCACCCGTTCAGCTTGAGGGCTTTTTCACGTCTGCCACCCTCGCTTGCCATAAGTCCCATGTACGGAACGCTGTTGTGTTCTTTCGCCCAGTCAGAACAAGGCTTCTCTTTGAGGTAGTAACAGCACCTATCAGACACTTTGAACGGTGCGGCCTTATATCCCAGTGCCGCACCCTCTGGATCAGCACCGCCGAACAGTTCAAGCCACTTTTGCGGTAACTTCATGCGGGTACTTTTGCGAAAACCGCCATACTCGCCCGTTTCGCCTGTGATAATAGCGTGTCGAACTGTGGCGTTTTTTTTTGGGTGGGATTCTGCAAGAGGGCGATCTTTCCGGCCTTTTCTTTGGAAATAACAGGCCATCCGCATTCCTGCAAAATTTGAACCTTGCTTTTCAGCGGCTTCAAAAAGACGAACGCCGGGGCTTCCCCGTCACCCATCCAGTCTTTGTATTCTGCGCTCATTTCTTGCGCAATCCGCTTGTGAACTTCTTGTACGCCGCGCCCCTCAAGGGAAGAACAGGAAATACAGGTCACGGGCAACCCGATACTTTCAAGGAAGTAATGCAGGGTGATGGAATCCAGACCACCAACGGAAAGATGAACATTCTTCCCATGCTCCCGCGCCCAGCTGTAAAAGGCTTCCGCCATCTCTTGCGCGTGGGCTACTTTCCTCTTGTAATCCCACTTCTGCATAGCGTTGAACCTCTCCACGTTTGCAAGCGAGTTGTTCTCACGCATAATATCTTGAACAGTTTTCAAATCACTTCATCCTTTCGTTTGTATCTATTTAAGATACACTTGCGGTGAAAAAAATAGCAATCACCTTTTCATCCGTCAAGTTGTACCTTGCGCGAATCTTAGAAATTTCCCTTTGGGTGAACTCTGCCCCGTTGGTTTCGTTCATCTTAGAGGAAAGGGACTGCGGGGAGATACCCAACGCATTTGCAAGCGTAGAATTGGTGTCATCGTGAAGAATCATTTCGCTTCTAAGTAACTTTTTATTCATACAATCAATCCTTTCTTTCAAAATTATGTACGGCACTTATGCAGGGGATTCACATTGTTACCCCTTACCAGTTTTGTATACTGTTGCCGGACAGATTCAATTTTCAAGGTGCTACCCACTCTGTATTTACACGGGCTTGTGACCGTCCACGGCTACATTAGGCAGGGGGATTATTCCCCCGAATGCTTAAGTTTGGTTTCTTGATAGAGTTTATCGGTGTGGCCTACCATCGTTCGGTAATACTCAAGATCAATCTCACCGACTTTCCAGAGGGCGAACAGAATGCCCTTTACCCGGTGATATTTCGCCTTGACGGTATCAGCATCATAGGCGTTCTTGTGGCAATGCCATACATAATTGCGAAACTCGTTCAAAACAAGCGTTCTTGCGTTTACTTTCTTCATGTTATTCATCCTCTTCAAATGCGCACCCACAATCACCGCAAATCACGTTGACTTCCTTTGTTGCCCGGATAATCAAGCCGCACATCGGACAAACATATTTTCGGCTAGACTGTTTGGCTTTTGACAGACCGGGAATTTTCGGCAAGTGCTTTCTGTGAAGTTCAAACTTCTTGTCCTGCAAGCTGTCCACGAAAGCCCTTGCTTCCGCATCCAGCGTGGTTATCGTCCATCCATATTTAGGGTCTTTGCCAACGTCCAAACCGTGCTGTTCAGCCGCTTCCTTGAACTTCTTGTTGTGATATGTACCGTTCCGGCTTGTATCCTGTACGCCGATCTGAAGATTGTACAGATGAACCATTTCGTGAAGCAGAGTTTCCGCAACCTGTTCAAAGGGTCTTGCAAGATGTTCAGCACAGATGTTGATTTCATAGAAACCCTCATTCTGCATCGCGTCCAAATCCGCTTTGCTCATTTGGGAAATATCCGTTGTCTTGTTGTCCGGGTCAAGGTTGCTCCATGCTTTCCACGAAGTACACCACCCATACGCGCCCTTTGTCGTGTCCGGGCTTACTGTGATAACCGGGGTTTGAAGTTCGCTGTTGTAAAACTTCTGATTGAAACTTGAAAATAAACTTTCAAGTTTCTCAATGACAGGCTTTAGGCTCGTTGCGCTCATTCTCGCTTCATCCTTTCATGTATCTTGTGAGGATACATTGAGTATAACACGCTCTTTGTATCTTGTCAATAGAATATGAGTGTTTTTTAGATACAAATTCAAAAATAATTGATTAAATTGTAAAAATGTGTTACAATCAAGATACAGTCAGGGGGTGAATTAAAAATGACAATGGGCGAATACATAAAGCAACTTAGAACATCTCACGGATTTTCCCAAGAAGAATTAGGAAAGATGGTAGGTGTCAACCGGGCGGCTGTGAATAAGTGGGAGTGCGGAAGAGTGGAAAACATCAAGCGATCCACTATTGAACAGCTCGCAAAAATTTTGGGCGTATCTCCCGCCGATCTAATGTGTTGGAATGATGATTCCAACACATCCTCCAAGCAGTCCGCTATATATGATGATGTGAAAGAAGTATTTGGTGATCCAGCTTGTGAAATGCTGAAAAAGTTCTCAAGGCTTGACAGCGTAGATCAAGGAAAACTCATTGAACGTACCGATATGTTGCTTGAAAATGAAAAGTATTCTGTCAAAGAATCGTGCGGATAGAGGACAACTTGTTCTTTGTCAAGTTCTAGTTACACTTGTTATACGCCGTACATTTTTAAGATTTCAAAGCGTACAGCAAAAATTTATTTAGGAATCGTTAATTATTTTATATTGTAACGTTTGTTACATTGTGGTTTGCGTTCTATATATTAGGCTTATTGGTGTTGCATCATTATACGGTAACGCAACATATAAGAAATAATATATAATAGTAAAGATAGCCTGTGTAACTGTTATTCGTAACGACAAAAACGCAAAGAAAGGACGGCATATCAATGAAAAACATGGTTACAAGCGGCGATTATGCAGGAAGCCTTGTTGTTGGCGGCGGTATCGCTAATACTGCAATTTCGTTAGGGCTTATTAAAAAATTACCACTAAACAGCACCACGGTTGAAAGCTATGAGGTTTTGGGCGGAACTGCTGGAGCGATAATGAAAGGCGGGTATCAAGTGAAAATTATCTTCAAAGATGGAAAGAAAAGCCTTTTGGATATTGACGAATCCAAATATAAAGCTATTATTCAGGCTTGCTTCTAAAAACAAAAAATCCCCTGCTAGTGCGGTAACACCAGCAGGGGAAACGACCAAAAATCAAGGATGAAGTGATTTCGGCGGTCATATTGATTATACCGCCGAACTGTGCAAAATGCAAGAACAGGCGGTGATTTCTGTGAAAAATCCGAATCGGTACGGGTCAGTTACTAGGCTTTCCGGGAACAGGCGGAAACCGTGGGTTGTCCGTGAGGGTAAATCTGGACAGCAGAAACCCATAGGCTACACGGCCACGCGGGAAGATGGTCTAATCTTGCTTGCAAAGTTCAACGCTACCCCGTGGGACATTGAAGCGGACAAGATCACACTGGATGAACTTTATAAGCTATGGCTTGATAAGCGGGCTTGCAAATTGGGTGAAGCTAACCGGGCATCCCTCAAATCAGCCTATAACCATTGCGCCAAATTGGGCGGGCTGAAATACAATCAAATCAAGTCTTACCAGATGCAAGATTGTATAGACGGGTGCGGTAAGGGATACTCAACCCAAGGCGCAATAAAGAACCTGTGGGGGCATCTTGACCGCTTTGCAATGGAACTTGACATAATCCAAAAGCAGTGTTCCGATCTACTCACGTCCGCACCCATCCCAGAAACCACAAAGCAGATTTTCACAGATGATGAAGTGCAACGGCTTTGGGACAACCAAACCTTAGAGTGGGCGGATTCTGTGCTGTTCTTTCTGTATACGGGTTTCCGTATCTCTGAAATGATCGGGCTGAAAACGGCAAATATCGACCTCAACGCCGGAACGATGATCGGGGGCGTGAAAACGGCGGCGGGTAAAAACCGCCTTGTTCCCATTCATTCAAAGATTCAAACCATTGTTCAACGCCGTTTTGAACAGTCGAAAAGCGGGTATCTCTTTGAGTACAACGGAAAGAAGCTGAACGAAAGCCAATACCGGGATGTTTGGAATGAACTAATGAACACGCTGAATATGGATCACACCCCGCATGAGTGCCGCCACACGTTCCGTTCTCGCCTTGATTCTGCCGGGGCGAACAAGGTTTGTATAGATCGTCTTATGGGGCATAAATCAAAGGGAACGGGTGAGCGCGTATACACCCATAAGAACATTGAAGAACTGCGCTTGAACATTGAACTAATAACAAATTAGTAACAGAAAAGGCGGGAAACGCCGTTAATACGACATTTCCCGCCAGTTTTGCTTTTATTGTATCACAACGGTGCTGATTGTCAAAAAATTTCTGCCCGGGAGGGAGCCTT